GCCAGCTTGCGCGAGCCATCAGCCTGTCGGGTGTAAATCTTAACCGGCAGCGTGGACACCGACTCGCTCAGAAGCCGGACGCAGGCCCAGACGGCCGAAAGTTGGATCGCCTTATCTGCCGTGACCACCTTGCCGCTGCTGCTCGTGCCATACCACTCCTGCCAGAACGTTCCGGTAGTCAGGCTGATGGGCACGCCCAGCCAGTTGAGCAAGGCGCTTTTTACCTTGCCCGGCTGCTTACTTTTCTTCATCAGAAACCTACCATGATGGGGTTGTCAAAGAATCCACTCAGGTCCTGCTGGTCGTTGCCACCGTTAACAAGCAGACGGCTCATTGCGGTAAACAGCGCCGCCGGGCCGTCAATCTTGGCTTCCGGGGTCGATTTGTTGGGGAAGATATTGTCATTACGATCCGGCCGAACCGTCACATTCGACATCATCCAGTTCATCACCGGGTGATTGCTGTGATGGAGCCGTCCACCGTAAACCAGCGCCTCGACTTCCTTCATGGCTTCGGAGAAGTTGCGGACCGTCTGTGGAACCTCCACCAGAGGCAGGCCTTCCTCGGCAAGCGCCAGGCTGAACTGCGTGGCACTCCACGGGTCAAAACCGATTTCTTTCAGGCTTTCACCGGCCACCCACGCCTGAAGTTCTTCCTTGATCTGCGCGTGGTCTATCACATCCCCGTCGGTCAGGATGAGCTTGTCCAGTTCCGCCCATTTGCGGTAGAGCTCGGCCATCTGCCGGGAACACTTCTCAAGCCGCCCTTCCGGCAGCCAGAATTTAAAGTCGGTGTGAACGTGCCCGTCGGGAGAACGCCAGGCTTTTACCGCGGCGCAGATATCGATTTTGTTCGCCAGATCGACCCCCACCCAGAGCGGATAGGTTTTCAGTTCATGCGCCGGCGCGATGAGTTCGCATTTTTCCCACTTCAGCATGTCCATCCAGGAAGACTCCGCCGTAACCCAGATATTCATGTGTTTGGTGAAAAAGTTAACGCGGGCGGACACCTGCTCTTTGGCCTTCTTCGCCAGGCGACGCAGATCGTCCCAGCGCTTGCAGATGCCGAGGCCCGGATTCGCCTTCTGCCAGACCGTTTCATCAAAAGGGTTGTCGCCTTCGTCCAGGGTGTAGATGATGGCAAAGAAGGTATCGTCCTTAACCGCTCCTTCCACATCGCTGTTGAAACCGCGCAGTACCTTGATGGCATAATCGCGCAGCTCATAGCAGATGCCTTCTTTATTAAAGCCGGCGGTGGTAATGCCGAACAGCAGCGACTGCAGGCGCGCACCGGTTGCTGTCTCCAGCACGTCCCAGACGTCACGGGTTTTATGGGCGTGCAGCTCGTCGACAATGCCGCAGTGGATGTTCAGGCCGTCCAGGTTGTTCGCGTCGCTGGAAAGGGGCTCGAACTTCGACGCGCTCTGCTCCTGGTAGATCGCCAGCTTGTTGAACTCAAACAGGCGGCCCAGTGTCGCTTTCGCTTTCTTCACCATGTTCTTGGCATCTTCAAACACGATACGCGCCTGGTCTCGGGTTGTGGCCGCCGAATAAACCTCAGCGCCGCCCTCGCCATCTGCACCAGCCATATACAGGCCGACACCAGATGAAAGTGTGGATTTGGCGTTCTTACGCGCCACCTCGTTGTAAGCGGTGCGGAACCGCCGCACCATCACCGGGCGGCCGCTGCCATCGTTGCGCAGCACCACGTCGCCAGTCTCCTCGTTCACCAGCGGGATCACAAACCCATAGATATTGATGAGAATGAAAATATGCCAGTCCATCAGGTCGATGGGCTGACCGGCCTGCGCCCCCTTAACGTGGGGTATAAATTTGTAAAAATTCAGGATGTGCTGCGCCCGGGGTTCGCTGAAGAAGATCCCACGCGCCTCGCCGTTTTTCAGATCGTCCAGAAAACGCTGGCATGCCAGCCGGACATACTCACAGGCAATAATCTCCCCCGCCACGACGCGCTCGGCGTAGCGGATACCTTCTGCAACCTTGGCCATTAATCCCTCGCTTTCATGAACTCAGCCAGCGGATCAACCGCATCCGGCGTTTTGGTGCTGACCTTTGACCGGCTGGCAGGCGTCATGCCGAATTCGGCCAGCATGGCGCGGAGACGCTTCCAGGCATCAGCCTTCATGATTGCCGCCGGGTGCGCCTTAATCAGCACATCCCCGGTCTGCGTTTCAGTCCGGTACGTATACCCCTCGATCTCCAGCGTGTCGCAGTGATGCCGGTACTCGGTGTAAGCCTCGACCAACAGTTCGAGTGCACGGGCGTCCAACTGAGAAACGACACCGACGGCATCAAGCTCTTCAGCCATTCGCTTAAACCAATACTTCGCCTGCTTGTCGAAATGCTTCGGAGTTGGGGGTACCCCTGCCGGGGGTTGCGGCTCGTCTCTATTGATCGGGCGTTTTGATGGGTTACCCCTCACCAGACGCAGATGGGTCGGGGTTTTCGGTGGTCCTGACATAATCGAAAACTCCTATTAATCATCGGATGGGGGACCCCATAAAAAAGTTTTCTAACCTGCGGCGATGCGAGAAAGGGTTAGGCGGCGGTCCTTAGCAGGCAGGGGCCTGAACTTTTAACCCGCTCTCCCCGTTGATGAGAATCGATATCATTCACATCAGGATGATTGCATTTGAAATCATTTCACATGCTGTCGTTACGAATCATTCTCACTCAGGTCTATCCTGACCGGGTGCTCGTTCATGCCGGCATCAAGGCTAAAGATGGCGGTGATGCTGGGCATGGTGGCCGGTTCGGTGTTAACTGTGGTACTCAACTGCTGGCTGAGCAGCACACCATCGACTGCGATGCCATAGCCCATCAAGACCTGGCCGCGATAGATATGAGCCAGTTGCACTTTCTTCTGCTTCACCTGTTTCTCTCCGTTGCTGTCTTGCGTTTATGGCATGGCCAACAAAGCGATTCGAGGTTGCTGTCGTTGTCAGTGCCGCCGCGTGCTTTGGGTGTGATGTGGTCAACCGTAGTTGCCGGAACTGGTCTGCCGCTGCGCAAGCACGCCTGGCAAATGTGTCGATCACGCTTAAGGATGCGGGCTCTGATGATGTCCCACTTACTGCCATAGCCTCGCTGGTGGCGGCTACGGCCCTGCTGGTGCTGCTGCCACCCTTCGTTACGGTGCGCATCGCAGTAGCCGGAACGGTCTGTGGTGGTGCCGGAGCACCCGCGTTTACGGCAGGCGCGCGGGATAGCTGCTGGCATATTGTTGGCTCCAATAAAAAAGCCCCGTGTGAGTGAGGCTGTACTTTACTCACTATAGGGGATATTTGCGATTTATCCGCTATAGCCATTACGATGGGTCTGCCCATGGTGATGGCAATAAAAAAGGCCGCTATTGCGACCTTGTCTTAAGAAGATGAGATTAAAGAAGTTTAATTTTTACGTCATAACCTTCAAGACCTGTCATTGTTTCGCGAGCAACAAACTGAATTTCAGAAACTTCTTTTCCGGTTTTCTTTTGTAGTTCTGAGATTTTTTTTGCTATCAGCGCGGCAATATCTTCTTCTGCCTTTTGCGTCAGAGCTTCAACTTTCATTTTTACCTCTTCTGGTTCATTTACCATTCAGATTCTCCAGCAAGGTGACAATGGTTGATGAACGGTCCTTAACCGTAACTGTATATAAATTATAGACTACCGATAATGCAGATGCTGCATGCTCATAGGATTCGCTAGCAAATTCCTTCACATGGCATCCCACCACGTTAGTTTTGCTCACGTTGATGGCAATAAAAAACCGCCCGGAGGCGGTTATATTCAGCAGGTCAGCATGTTATCTGTGAATGACAAACAGTGATTTGCATTTAGGGCAGAGCAACGGCAGCTCTTGCCGTACTTTTGTGGAGGGGTGGTTCGAGTTATGGCCGCATATCGGACAAGACACTGTTGTTTTGGTCGCCGCTTCAACGCGTTTAAGTGCGTAATCGAAGAATGACATAATTTTTAACCTCTCTAAGAGTGAGGTCTATCATAACACGGCTGGCTACTTTTTAATCACAACTGACCACACCTTAGCACTTAATCACCTTGTTAATAAACTGCTATCGGTTGGTTGTTTGCAGTTCGCCTGCCACGCTTTGTTATGCGCCAGGATGTCTTTCTTCGTCTGCATATCCAGCACATCAATATCATGATCGGTCAGGTAGATTGGCTTTACCCAGTCACAGGCGGTATCAACTACCACCGGGGCGCTGCCACGAGTCACGCAGCTCGCGATCAACATCATCGCCAGGCATATGGTTAACAGTCTGCTGTACATTGCTGGCCTCTTTCGTTGCTTCAACCCGGCGCTCTGCCACAGCGACCGTGGCCGCGGCGTTATCTTCGGTTCGCTGCTGGTCTGCTTTTGCTTCGGCTTTGCTGGTGCCGCGAACGTGGCCCAGGCCAAAAGCGCCAGCAATGGCTGCTATCACTGCCGCGGCCAGACCGATGATCGTTTCAATACCCATATTGACCTCACACCAGCACGGATTTTGCCAGGTTAAACAGAATGCGGCGTTTATCCAGCCCGTTGCGGCCGCCATTGATGATCAGCGTTACGCGTTCAACATCGCCGGAGTGAAGAAGGCAGCCGCGAGATGCGTAGAACCATGCAGCTGATCGGGCAGCGTAGACATCCTGCTCCAGCAGTTCGGGGTGAGTCACCAGGTCCAGCTTCATGTACAGGCCGCAGCTGCGATAGTTGCTCAGCCCGGTGATCTGTTTCAGACCGCGCCCGCGGTATTTCCATCCATCGCCCGCTACTTGGTTACCTAGGTTCTTTTTGCCCCACTCATTACCATAAACCAGATTGGCGATCGCCTTCTGGTTGGCCGGCTGCGTTGCCGTTCTGCCGAGGGCGGCGGCCTGCTGTGCTGTGATGCGGTGACTACCGAACGTTGGTACCAGGCTTTCAGCCGCATAGTTCAGGTTTTCCACCAGCCGGGTAAAGCCACCGGACTCATGGCCTATCTGTGCGATGAACATGGCCTGATCGAGCGGCGCAGTAATGCCGAACTCTTTCATAGCTGCGTCGATATGCGGATACCAGCGCGCAGCTAACCCGGCGCTGATACCAGCCGCCTTCTGAAATTGTGTTTGGTTCATTATTGCCTCAGATGATCAACCAGGCGCGCAACGTTGCCTCTGACGGCCACCAGCACGGAAAGGAAAAGAACGTTGGCCCCAATGGTGGCCCACGATGAATGAGGGTATATGCCGCACAGATAAGCCAACGGCACCGCGCTGTACGTGACAGTAATCAGCCAGGCTAAACGCGAAATCCACGGGCGATGACGTGAATCACCACGGCGGTAAAACATCAGAGTCAGCACTACGCCGGCGCAGAGTAGCGCGTTGATAGTTGCTGTCGGGTCATTTAGAACCACCTGAACCTCCCCGGCGCGTTATCAGCGCCACCAGCGAGCCGACATCCTGGTTATTCAGGAACGTCAGGATTTTGACGGCTAATGCAGAAATGATAACGGCACCAATGGCGTCCAGGGGTTTATCGCTGTAACCAGTCCAGTTAGCCAGCTTAGAACCCACCAGGCCAGAACAGAGAATCCCGGCGATATAAGACACAACGAAATATGCCATTCGGCGTGCCGCGCCCAGGTCAGCGGCTGTGGCGATGTAGAATACAGCCCCTGCAAACGCGCCAAACACCACACCGTAATCTGTCCCGGTCAGCAGTCCATAGACACTGGCACCTGTAAGGGCACCACCAGTAAGCCCAGTGCCGGAAATCGGATCGGACATTTAGCCCCCTCTTATTGCCGTGAGTCCTCTCAGAAATGAGGGGAAACAAAAAAAGCCGCCTAGTGGCAGCCTTTAGAAATGACAAAACCCCGCTATGGCGAGGTTTAGGAATCGTTTTAAGTCCGTGGCGTAGAAACCACTCTTAACACAGTAAATGATAAAATGCGGACCGCGTTAGTGATTTTGTATTTGTTTATCTGTAAATTACGTTTCTAACAAACTACCCCAACTAATATGAGCCTTAAATTTTCTGGCCTAGCAAGGATTGTCATGGAGAAGTCAACTTCCTTTAAGGTGTTTTACGACGCCGATGATAAAGAATTGTCGGAACACGCAATTGACGCAGAAGACTTGGGAAAATCAATACTTTCCATGACTACTCTTATTAACAAAGCTGATGATTTATTAAATGATGGTAATAAATCGGTTAAAGTCTTGGTTTCTGCACCTCTTAAGAAAGGCTCGGTTGGTATTGCTTATACAGTCGTACAACTTTTACCTGATGCCATCGATGTTCTAAAAACTATTGGGATAGTAGGGACTGTAGGTGCAGCGGCACATGCTAGTGCCTTGTCTCTGATTAGGCAGTTGGGGTCCAAAAAAGTTATTTCTGTTACCAAAAGAGCTGGAACTGACATGGCAGTTCTTGAGTTTGATGATGGAGATATTGAATGTCCTGCAGCTGTTGCCACTCTTGTCACTGAGCCAGTAATTCGTGATGCATTGATCTCTGTTGTGCAGGGGCCCTTAGAAGGAAAAGATGCTCCAGTTTTCAAAATCGTAGACGGGAATGATGACGTACTGGTCAAACTCGAAGGCGAGCAAACCGAAGAGATTAAGCCGCTTCCACGAGGGACGCTTCTGACAAAAAACGTTGAAGAAAAAGAAGTTAACGTTAAATTCACTCAGGTTAACTTTCACAGCGAGAAAGGCTGGAGAATGGATTACAACCAAGAGGAGCATTCTGTACTACTTACAGACTATGAGTTTTTAGCTAAAGTAAGGATGGCCGAGGGTACGGTAACCAGTGAAGATATGTTCTCTGTCCTTTTGGAAACAACTCGAACCACGTCAGCACGAGGCAAGACAGAAAAGTACGTCATAAAAAAAGTACTTCGGCATCGAGTGATGCAGGGGAAGAAATTGATATAGCAACGGTAGAAACTAATGATACAGCAACAGCTTTTACAAATCGTGTTTTGGTTGGGGGTGATAGTAAGCCTTCCGACCTTCTATCGTTTTGTTTATGCAGGTTCTGCACTGCTGTGGCGCAAAGTATTTCCTACTAGAATTGTCGAACTCCGGTTCTACAGTGCAAATCGTTCGCTTGAAAAAACTGTCACTCTTCATTTAGATCAAGAAGATGGCAAGAAGATCGTTGATCTTATTGATGATGCAACCAGTTATGGGCACTCAAAAAATGAGCGACGATAAGAAAAATATTTTAAGCACTAACTCGGGTCTTACTACTGGTGGACTTGGTGCTGTTCTGACAACATTGGTGCCACTTATTGCGCCAGAACAGAATAGTGAGTGGCGCCCTTTCTTATACGCTCTCGCGCCTTTAGTCTCTGCGGCTATGACTTACATCATGCTGTATGTTATCAATCGACACGGTCTTGAATCACCAGCTGAAGCAGCCCTGCGAAATAGGCTGGAAAGAGATTTGAAAGGAATCGACGAGCAGCTGAAAAGCCCACACGTCAGTGAAACATTCCGGGCCGAACTAATAAAAGATCGGGAAGAAACCGTGAGGAAAATTGTCAACATTGGCAAAAATGTTGAAGTTTTACCCTCCAGTACAGTAAAAGAAGACTAAACGGCCACTCAGGCCGTTTTTCTACGCTTAATTTCACACATCCATTTCTAATCGTACGTCCAACATGGACAAACAACCGTCTATAAAACCTTCAGCCATCTGTATCTCAATCCGTATAAGCTTTTCATCCTTTTTTCGAGCTTTAGCCAGCTTACGCTTTGAGATGCCATAAAGGTAATGTGCAACCAGCAATGAATGCTCATACGGTTTCCTTTTTTTCAGTCGTGCCAGACAACTCTCTATAATCAAAGCGTCATCGTCTGTACAAGAAAGACGGGACTTACACGTTTGTGGCAGCAATCCCTTAAACCCAGCTGCTATTGGTGAGTAATCTACACCTGAGCTATCACTTGCAGCCCATCCGCCCCACAGCTCCATGACCTTCTGAATATCACGCATCAACTCTCTCCACTAAATTACGCCAGTGCGCCGATGGCCAGCGCCCGGTCTAATGTTTTCAACAGCAGCTCCGGCTGCGTGCCGTATTTCGCTTCAAATGCCACAGCGTCAGCGTGCAACTCATCGTGATGCGCTCTGCACAGCGGTATCACGAACAAATCATGCGCTTTAGTGCCCATACCACCCATGCCATGGCCGATAAGGTGGTGGGGGTCGTCTGCTGGTTTCTGGCAACATGCACACGGCTGCGCCTTTACCCAGCGGGTGTACTTCTCGTTTTGCCAGCGTCGGCGCTTCGGCCTCAGCATGTAGGATTCAGGCGTCTCTGGATCCACCTGCAGCGCCAGCACCTTTTCAACGGCCTCCTCCACCATGCTGGTGGGCGGTACCGACGGCACAATGTCGGCCTCACGCGTCACCGACTGGAATTTCTCAGCCGGGATACGCAGGACCTTGCGTGCTACCGCCTCCGGGATGACGTGGGCCAGCTTATTGATCGTCAGCCACCAGCAAAGTTCTGGAAGAGTCACCGGGTGGGCATCATCGAAACCCAGACCGGTGCGAACAACCGACAATACCCAGGCTACCAGGTTCTTTCGTGCAATGCCCGACAGTTCGGCAGTAAATTGCTCTCGCACCCGGATATCACAGGCCCAGCACAACCGCAGCGCGCCGGGTGCATGCCGCATGGTGACCATTTCGTGATGGTGATAGTCGCTGTGGCGGTACTGGCAGCCAGATTCACGCATTAGCCAGGCCTCAAGGCATGACAGGCCACCAGCCCGCTGAATGACATCGGCATGCTCAAAGACAGGCACCATTAATGGGTCCTCTGTCAG